AGAAATGCCTCACACTGATAAAACATTAGATAATGCTGTCCATGCACAGAGGATAGATAAAGCTGATTTAGAAATAGTGGAAGAAAATTGGACTGACGAGGAATGGAATAACGCTTTGCAAAATCAGTTGGGTTATGCAGAAAAACGCAAAGCAGAATACCCCTCAATAGAGGAACTGGTAGTCGCCCTATACGATACCCAAGACAGGGCAGAGATTGATAAACGTAGGGCAGATATTAAGAAAAAATATCCGAAAGGAGTAACTAGATGAGAGAACAACTACTAACAGCTTTGAGATCCTATTATGTAGGACACATCGAAAAGCATAAGATGAACGTAGAAAATTTAATTAGGAACAATGTGGGTGTAGCCGAACACTCAGATTACATAGCAACCATTTCTAAAGAAGTAGAAGAAGTTGCAAAGTATGACGAGATGTTACAAATGCTTGACAAACATTTTAAGGAGTAACTCGTGCCTGAAAAAGACGTACTTGAAAAACTAAATGCTATGCACACAGATGTACTATTAATACATCAGGACTTATCAACAACTAAACATGAAGTCGAAGAACATGAGTTAATCCTTAGAGGAGAATCTAAGATGAATGGTTTAGTAGGTGATGTTCGTAACATACAAACAGCGCAAGCTACTTCTAATCGACTTTGGCTTTTTATGGTTTCTATTACTGGAACTGTAATTGCATGGTTAGGATTATCTAAATGAGAAAAACAAGAAATCAATTAGTAATAGAGTTGCTTACAAATAAAGATAATTTACATCGACTTATAATTATCGAATGGTTTGATCCTTATGACGATAATGACGAAGTAACTGTTGGGAATCTTAATGTAAAAAAAGCTTTATATGAATCTTGTGGTTTTTTGATGGGAGTTTCAAACGATCATGCAGTTATTGGTTACAATAAAGACATGATTGAAAAAGGGAAGTACAAAGGATGTGGTTATATACCCATGTCTTTAATTACTAACGCACATTTAATGGATAGGAATTGCTAATGGAAACTATTATTAAACCTATTATGAACTTTATTGACGGTTTTATGCCAGGATATAAAACATATTTTATGATGCTTATGGGTGTTATGATGTGTATATGTCAAATGATGGGCTATCATGCGTTTACTCCTGAAGCTTGGGCATTAGTTGGTATGACAGGTGGTATTACTTGGAAATTAGGTATGGATCGAGTTAAACGAAAATAACATGGGTATCATAGGTTTACTAAAGGCTATCTTTCAGATAGCCCTATGGTATCTTAAAGGAAAACCAGAACGTGAACGTATTAAAAACAAGGAACAATTTGATAAAGCTATTGCAGATGGGGATGCTTCTCGTATTACCCTTCTTTTTAGTAAACTGCACGACAGAAAGAGCAGTCATAATTCCTAGTGATATGACGATAACCAAGATAGACGAGCACCACTATAAGGTATCAGATGCTTGGCTACATAAACAATATAATCTCTTAAGGAGCTGTGAAAATGGACGATAAAAGTTCTGAAAAGGATTTAGGAGAATTACATGGTATCCTTGCTAAAACACTTAAAGAAAAAATTATGTCGGGTGATGCCTCTCCAGCAGATCTTAATGTGGCCCGTCAGTTTCTTAGAGACAATCATATTGAGTGTAATGGTTCTAATAATCTGGATATAAAAAGTTTAATAGAAGAACTTCCTTTTGATGAAATCCCAAAAAAGCCAGCTAGAGCTAATTAAAGCTGATTTCAGGAACTTTCTGTATTTAGCATGGAAACATTTAGCTCTACCTGAACCAACCCCAATACAATATGATATAGCTGATTACCTCCAAGGTGGACCTAAGAGACTCATCATTCAAGCTTTTAGAGGTGTAGGTAAGTCTTGGATTACTTCAGCATTTGTCGTATGGAAACTTTTAGTAGACCCACAGTTGAAATTTCTAGTGGTGTCTGCATCTAAACAGAGGTCTGATGATTTCAGCACGTTTACAAAAAGAATCATTAACGAAATGCCAGTTTTACAACACTTACGAGCACGAGAAGATCAACGTAACTCCAATGTGGCCTTTGACGTTGCTCCTGCTCGTGCTTCCCATGCTCCTTCTGTCAAGTCTGTTGGTATTACTGGGCAGATTGTCGGTAGTCGGGCTCACATTATAATTGCAGATGATGTCGAGGTATTATCTAATGCTTTGACTCAAGTCATGCGCGATAAGCTAGGTGAAGTAGTAAAAGAGTTCGATGCTGTAGTTATGCCTAAAGTTGGACGTATTGTTTATTTAGGTACACCACAAGTAGAAGAATCTCTTTATAGCAGCTTACAGTCCAGAGGATACGAATGTCGTATATGGCCTGCTAGGATGCCCGATAGTCGATTAAAAGAATTCTATAGTACCAAGCTGTCTCCTTTCATAAATGTCCTTCAGAAAGCCACTGGAGAGCCCACAGACCCCCTCAGATTTGATGATCTGGATTTAACTGAACGTGAGTCTTCCTATGGTAAATCTGGTTTTGCTCTCCAGTTTATGCTGGATACTTCAGGAGAGGACGATCAGCGTTATCCGCTTAAACTCAGGGATCTACTTGTAATTCCTCTAGATTCAGACCAAGGGCCTGGAAGGGTGCTTTACGCTAAAGATGAGCTCCTGGATCTGCCTGCTGTGGGTTTAACCGGAGATTACTTCTATAAGCCTTTTGAAGTCTCAAAGGATTACTATGAGTATACCGGAGCAGCACTCCATCTAGATCCTAGTGGTAGAGGAGCTGATGAAACAGGTTATGTTGTCACTAAACTATTGAATGGTAAGATCTTTGTGTTAGCTGTTGGTGGACTTAAAGGTGGCTATGATCGCGGTACATTAACTCAGTTAGCCAAGATAGCTCAACAATACAAGGTTAACACCATAGAAATAGAAGCTAACTTTGGTGATGGTATGTATACTGAGTTGTTTAAACCTGTACTTAACCAGTATCACCAGTGTCATGTAGAAGAAATAAAACATTCTAAGCAAAAAGAAGCAAGAATTATAGATATATTAGAACCTATAATGAACCAACATAGACTTGTTATAGATCTAGATGAAGCTAGAAATGACTATGAGAATTCTAAAGAAGAACCTCGTAGACAATTATTCTATCAAATGACTCGACTTACACGAGATAAGGGATCACTTCAGTATGATGATAGAATAGATGTCTTAGCTATGGGAGTAAACTATTGGGTAGAACAAATGGCTGCTGATGAAACATTAGCGTACCATGAGAGAAGAAATGAACAATTTGAAGACAACATCAAATCTTTTATGTCTACAGTAGATCAGTCATATGAAGATGAAAATGTTTGGGTCAAAGTCTAGTGACTTGGTTACTTATAGTAATTTTTCTAAATCTTTCTGTAGTACCTCCTCATATTGAACATGGAGAAATAGTCGGTAGTTTTCAAAGTGAACAAGCTTGTATTAAAAAACAAAAGGAATTTATAGATCAAAGTAGAGAACAGAATATCAAAGTTCCTGAAAATTTAAACGTAGGATGTATACCATTTAAAAGGAGTATAATGTAAAATGCCTGCACCTTTATTAGCACTTGCTTTACGATTAGGAATTAAAAAAGCAGCTCAAATAGTTAAAGACAAGGGATATAAATTTCTTCAAAGAAAAGTTAATAAAGCTTTAAAATCTAAAACTAAACAACAAGAATCTGCTGAAAAGGCTTATAAAGGAAAAGGATCAAAGAGACAAAAAGGAAAAGTAACTCAGCGAAAGAAATCTAAAGTTGACTCTGGTTTATCTATAAAAAAAAACCCTAAACATGGCTCCATAAAACAACAAGAAAACACTATTCGTAGACAAAGAATTAAAGAAGAACATAAAAAAAGGCAACTTAAAGAAAAATATAATAAAGGTGAAGGTTTAATTACTAAAAAAGAAGCAACACAAATTGCTAAAGAACACGCTACTTCTTCCAAACTTTCAATTAAAGATAAATGGAACTTAAGAAGTAAAATTCCACCAAAAAAATGAAAATAATAGACAAGAAAGATAAGTATAAGATTGAATCACAAGTAGTAAACAAAATGTTTCGGGAAGATAAGCAGTACCGAACTAGAATAATTCCTAACAAAAAGAAGGAGTACAAGTATGACAAAGAAGATCAGGGGAGATGTAGGTTCAGGGGGCTTCAATACGAGCCTTGGGAGACGTAATCCTACACCTCCAGCTAAAGATACCTCACCGATGACCGTTAAACACAAAGGAGTACATAAAGTCTCCACTCGATTCCCTTATGATTCATCCAAGGGAGAAATTCGTAACCATAAAGGACTATAAACCATGCCTAAACTCAAAGGATACAGGAATCCTAAGCCTAAACCTAAAATGACTAAGCGTAAACCCAAAGCTAAACCTGTTAAACTTAGGACTTACTAGCTGATAGTTGACTATTGCCTCCTAATAGGGGGCTTTAGTTGGCTGTAAGTAGGGTTATATGGACAAGAACGTCCAATGGGAAGGCGGTGGGATGGATGTAGTAATCCGCTTGATTGATCCAGAGGAAGAATTAGCAGAGTTTTTCTATCAATGCGATGAATACTTTGAGGAAACTCAAGTTGACCAAAAGTTTTGTTAGAAAAATGTGAATGGGTATACGATATAGACACCAAAAAAAAATTCCCCCATCGGGTCCTTCATATACGCGCGCGCGCACCTGGGCGCGTTCATTATATACGCAAAACTTTTGTAAACTCATGGTCAACCACAAGTCAACAATAAGTGATCGGTGGTGGTGGTGCGTCTCTTTGGTGTGGGGTATATTCATTTTTTTAGCTATGGTTGATATGTTCGAGATGTTATCAATCATTAAACTAATTATATTTATTTTTTTTCAATAGCTAACTCATTGTAATTGCAGCAGTTGTCCAGGTTGAGCCAACTATCTGTTCGAGATGTCGAACTTTATTGTTGACAATTAATTCAATAATTGATAATTTACAGAAAAACTTAACAAAGGATTAACAATGGCTGAGCAATATAAAATAGTGGACGCAAAAGGGAAGCATCTATTCAATAAAAAAGTGTTTAATAGTTTTATAGAGACTTACAATTTTATTGACGCGTTAGAATTCGATAGCTATGAAGAAATGGTTGAAGATCTCGAAAACGTAAGCGGTATGGAATTGTTTGCAGTACCAACTACATGGGAAAATTTTAAGGGAAGGGGTTAACAAAATGATAGAAACTGTGTTTATTATAATTTCAGTAGTATTGTTATTAGGATTAGCAATACCGCAATTATTCTGGCTAATTGACATTAACAAAGAAGTTAAAATTTATACTGAAAAAAAGGAGAAATAAAATGAGAAATAGAAACTCATATATCGGCTTTTTTAAAGGCAAAGTATTATTATCTCAAGAACCTTTTATGGGAGATCATTATTACTTCGGAAAAAAGGAAGAGTATATTCCATCCGAAATTAACAAAATTACTGAAACTATTACTATAATACCAGCAAGTACCAGCATTCCTATAACTTATAATTATGTAATTATTAACTAAGGATAAATAAAATGATTAAACTTAGTAAAACTTCAAAAATGCCTTGCAAGTCTTTTGCTTTACCAGTATCGAAAAATACTTGTATTGGTATGCTAGATGAGCATGGGAAAATTAAAGAGGTTTGTCAAAATTGCTATGCTATCAAAGGTAGTTATTCATGGCGTGCAGCTAAGGCTTTAAGGAAGCATAATTATGAGGAAACACTTAATAATCTAGACTCTTTTCACGATGATATGATTAACTTAATTAAAAAAGAAAAGAGTAATTATTTTAGGTGGTTTGATTCAGGAGATATTTACGATAATGATTTACTCTATACAATTACTAGCATTTGTCGATTAACTCCTGATATATTCCATTGGATACCAACAAAGGCTAGAGAATTACTAGATCAAGATTTATGGGAAAAACTAGAGGCTTTACCAAACGTAAAAGTACGCTATTCGAGCCCTAGTGTTAATGGTTATTATGAGTCAATACATGGTAGCACAGTTATCCAAAATAGTCAAAAAGTTGACACTTCTAAAATCTATGTGTGTCCAGTTGGTAAAGATAAAGATAGAAAAAGTTGTCAAGAATGTCGCGCGTGTTGGCATGATGATAAAGTGATAGCTTATACATATCA